ACACTCAACTGGCAAACTTATGGTAATTTGAGACCATCATTCGTGTCAAATCCTCGTCAAGCTTATACATCATTTCCAGCATCAAGATACCCAGCAGGAGTAAGACCCTCAACATTTAACGGAAACTTTAACTCAAATTAAACTTGATTTTCAGCACTTGATAAAGGTGAGGTATGTCGTTTATTCCAATAATGACACGCTGTAACACACCCGCAATAAACTATTGCAACAGCAAAAGCTGCAGCTAATGCAATAAAAGTTGCAAACAAAACTAATCCCCAAAATTCAGTCATATTGTTTTATTTTTCCATTAAATTATTGGCACTTAATTGAAATCATTTTTTATTTTATATTTAAAATAAAATAAAAATATTATAAAACTAATTTGTTAAATATTTTTTACATACCAATTTAAAGCAAAATCATTTGAACCACCACTAGCTTGCAATCCAAGACGAGAGAAAGAATTGCTGCAAGGATATTGAGGTGAGCACACAGTAGAGTGGAGCAACTTTGCACGCCTGTTAGCAATGCTAGACGCACCGACTCCGGCACCAGGTACATATTTATTATTCACATTCTGTGGCTGATTAGCAATAGCCCCTAAAGAAAAAACGCGATGATTGCCACCACCACCACTTCGTTTGTAGTTAAAACCTCCTCTTCCAACCCAATAACTTCCGTTAGGCATTCTTAAATTAGACAAATATTAATAATTTCTATTCAACTCTTAATATTTGTTAGGATTTTTGGCTCAACCTTTCCCAAAGGTTGATTTACGAGATCTTTCTAGTAGGAATCTCAGAGCACACAAGGTAAATTGAGTTCTCAGTAATAATAATATACTCAGTTCCACTCTTGTAAAATTTGGCAATAGGTGAGGTGTACTCATCCTCAGACTTGACTAACAACTTTTCTCCGGTTTCCTTAACACCGACAAGAGCCTTCTTGTCAAGTGAGGCAGACCAATAATCCAACATAATTGGCTTATCTTCAACGATGCCCAATTTTGCGGCATGCTTTAAAGTGATGTCACTGGGCAATCTATAACTAGAAGCTTCGGTTTTAGCTTGTTCTGCAGACATATTTATATAATAGAAATTTTAAAAGTCTTTAAATACTAATAATAAAAAACTATTTTTAATTTAAATGTTTCAATATAATATTACTAAATGGAAACAAATGTCGCAAATTCACATTATTCATTAAATAATTCCGAAAATTATAAAACGATAATAACTGACTCCATAAATGATATCATTGAAAAATATTACTTATTAGTTAATGAATACATGAATTTTATTACAGACAATATTGCTTTTAAAAATGTCTCATATACTAAATTTATTATTGAGAGAGGTCTGGAAACCATAACACACGTGTTTAGCATTTTATTATATTATACAAGAAATTTAGATGTAGCGTATTTTCACGGACAAAAAGCGTTTTATTTTTATGTAGAGTTTATTGGACAGATTTCCGAAGATAAACATTCATTTTTACAACTAAGTTCTCGCGATGCATCCATGTTTGTTTATAAAAAAACAATCTTTGAATTAAATTGTGATATTCGCAAAACAACTGAACCATTGTCTGACAATAACAATGAAAAACTTGATATGTTAAATTTAAACATAGCTATTTTAAAAAACATTTTTGGGTATGTCTTAGAAAAAGAACAAAAAATGATAAAACACATTGACTTTATTACAAATGAAATAGTAAAAGCAAAATTAAATAAAACAGGGTATAATTTAATAGAAGTCTTTGCCAATTTAATGAAAAAGGATGTCCCAATTAATAAATATTTTGAGATAATGAATTTATTCGTCGTTAAGTATTCAAAAATGAAACCTGAAACACAATATAATATTGCAGAAACTCAAATAAAAAATAAACTGAACAATCCTTTATGTGAACAAAAAATAACTGAACCCACTGCAAATTTTGTTAAATGGATTCTAGCTTAAAATTCATAACAAAAAATATATTTTGTTTATATATAAATGTTTAATTTAACGCAAAATAAAAATAATTATATCCAAGTTATAATTACAATTATTGGTGGTTTTCTTGGTGCACTCATACCAAACAAGCTATCAAATATTCCCCATTTATTAATGTCTGTTATTATTGGGTCTCTTCTAAGTAAAACAATTTATGGAGATTTTGATGTTGGTTATCAATGGTCATTGAGCGATATATATTACTGGTTTATTACAATACTTGAATCCCTCGTTGGTGGTTTTCTAGCCCTATATATAAAAAAACAGTCAAAATAAAATTAATGCGGCCACACTATCTTCTGTTATGCAGTTGGTGTTTGAATGGAAATTTGAATGTTCTTTCGTCTAACTTTTTTCTTTTTATCTTTAACAATCTTGTTCTCGCTTGTTATCACTTTTTGGTTAATTTTATGAAACTCCTTTTCCAATAGAACCTTCAAATACTCATAAATTATGTAGAGTACATCCTCATTGCACATGCCGACAATGAGAATACTTCCAGTTCTGAAAATCATAAAAGACACTTCTACAATTTTCTTATTTTTATTCTTTTTTCCATTTTCATCCTTAGCATTATCCTTTGCATCCGCCGGTTGAACTCCTGTTTGCTCCTTAAGGTCCTCATTATAATAAAACTTGCATTGAATGCCAGGATATGAACAAGGGTCATAAATACATTGAATATTATATTTAAATTTGAGAATATCAAACAATGCCTCGCGATTTATATAATAACCACAATTAAAATTTGAATTAATTAACACCGTATCACTCTTTTGTAAATACTCAAGTTTCTCTGTTACATGTGGTTGCAAAGTAACAATAATGTTCTTCAAAACAGTTTCAAATATGTGATCATTTTGAATTCCTGGAATTTCCAATTTGCCAGTGTTAAAAACTTTAATGTGAAATTCCTTAAAAGTATCTTGAATTTTAATCCGAAGAATCATAACAAAACAGTTATAAAATGCACTCTTCTTCTTGCAGCGATAACTCATAATATCTTTCTTAGAAATTCCTACACTAATTTTTCTAATATCCTTGAATTTAATACGACCATTTGGATTATTAATGCTAGTAATAACCTGTTCTTCATAATGATTTTCATTTATCAAGTTTTCTTGAACACTATCAAGTTCTTCTTGTGTAAGAGAATTAAACTTCATTTGCTTCTTAATGACGCCATTTTGCGGTGTTGCATAAGATATAACTGGAACTTTCCAGAATACATCCCTCAAATTAATTTCGCGATTTAAATACGCAATTTTTGACTTTGTTGAAATGTAAATCTCAGAAGATTTAGGAGCTTCTATAATAAAGCCCATTTCGGAAACTATTTCTCCATTCACATTTGAACTAACTTCATTTTCGCTATCAACCTCATCAAAGTCGTAGTCGGGTGACAGAAAGTTTTCCCATTCATCATCAATAGTTAAGGACATAGTTGCCATAACAATATTCCCAAGGTTGGCTTTAAATTCTTTAAATTAAATTTATGTCAATTTTATTTTGTAATATTAGAATATAAATGATTGGTTGTAAAGTGCACATCATCCATGAAAGGAGTAATATCATTCCTATTTCAAAAAACTTATCTACATGTAGCAAGGGTTCAAGCAGCAATAATATTGCCTATGATTTAAAGCAAAGTTGCTTTGATCCTTCAAAAAGTTCACCACCAAATGAATTCATGACAAAACTCCGCCAAAGGATGAGCCTTTACGAATCTTTAGGAACAAATGACTTTAACCTAGATAAAGCATAATATATATAATTAGAATTTTTAAATTCCTGATTGTGCATAATATTTTCTATAAAATTAAGAAGATCACACGTAATTAAGTGTTGTTTATTACGAATAATATAATTTAAATAGTCCTTAATTATATTTTTTTTATCAATATTGTAATTTATACTAATGTCTTGAATATATGAATCTAATGATACAAGTTTCTCTCGTTTAATAAAATAACTATGCAATTTTTCCCACACTGTTGCATCTATAATGTTAAAATGACTATCAACAACATTTTGATTTGATTGCATAAAATTAATCATACTACGCATATCTGAACCATATAAATTTTGAATAAGCTTTATAGAACCTTCTGACATATTTAGCCCTTCTTTTTCAGATATATTTTTAAGAAAAATAATAATATCATTCTTAGGCAATTGATTAAACCGCAATCTTAGAAATTCATTTTGGCTAATGTAATTACATATTAAACAAAATCTCACAGAACTTGAATAATTCTGGATTAAATAATGCAAAGCTTGTTGTGCATTTTTTGTCATATAATCTACTTCATCTAAGATAACAAATTTCATGCCTTTGCTAAAAAGTGTTTTTGAATTCACAAATTGACTTATTTGGTTGCGTATAATATCAACTCCTCTATCATTTGATGCATTCAGAGTAATTGTTAATTCTGAAGATTTTTGATTGTGTTTTTTGTGATACTCGTTTATTAATATCATAACGCTTGAAGTTTTCCCCGTTCCAGGTGGACCATATAGCAACAAATGTGGAAAATATGAGGTCTCAATAATATTTTTCATAATTAATTTATTTAATGGGTCTAACACTACATCCTCAAAGTTATTGGGCCTATAAGATTCAACCCATGGAATACTGCTCATTCTATAAACTACTCTTTAGTTTTTATATTTTATTTGATTTTATTTATTATATTTTAGTTTTATTATTTTTGGGCTTTTAAAGAAAAGAATTGAAATTTATTAATTGAGTTATATTAATGAACAACCAAACAAAAATGACACAATCCACTGGTCAACTTGATTTATATTTAGGTCCAATGTATTCTGGTAAGACCTCCAAACTTCTTGAAATATACAAGCAATGTTCCTTTTGTAATATTTCAGTTGCAGTTGTAAATCATGGTTCAGACACTAGATATCACGAATCTATGCTTTCTACGCACGATAAGGTAATGATTCCATGCATTCAAACCCAACGTTTAGGAGATATTTGGGCAAACAGAAATATTGATAATCCTTTTGATGAAAACTCTAGTAATCATTTGAAGATTCGTTCAGCAGAAGTAATACTAATTAATGAAGGACAATTCTTTGATGACCTTTATGAATGTGTTTTTGATATGTTGAAGGAAAAGAAACGGGTGTGTGTTGCAGGATTAGATGGTGATTTTCAAAGAAATAAATTTGGTCAAATGTTAGACCTGATTCCAATGTGCGATTCTGTTACTAAACTAACATCTTTGTGCTCTATTTGCAAAAATGGCATTCCTGGAATATTCTCACTACGTTTGTCAAAAGAAACAAAACAAATGCTAATAGGGTCTGATAACTACATTCCAGTGTGCAGATTTTGTTATGATAAAAATTCTAAATAAAATAGAAAAAATGCGTTAAACAATTATTAAAACAATTTAAATTGGATATAATAGAATACAGTATACTATAAAAATGAGCAAAGTTGCGGTAGATGTAGTAAAGCCCAAGCGAGGGCGTAAATCTAAAAAAGATATTTTAGCTAGTCAAGAACTGGCAAAAAATTCTGTAATAGAAACTAAACCAACTGTTCAAATTGAAAATAATATTGAACTTCAAATATCAAATCAACTTAAATACGATACACCACCAGAAGATGCAGAAGATGCAGAAGATAGTATTGAAAATTTTTTGCCGACCGGAACAGAAGATGAAAATGTAGTAGTAAAGCCCCCTCCAAAAAAACGTGGAAGAAAACCCAAGGGCGGTAAGATTATTCAACAAACGCTGCCGGTTGTTGAACAAAAGGAAAGCAAGCCAAATATTATTTTGCATTTAAAGTGTTCTTTAAAAGATTTGCAATCATCTGGAGATTATAATGCAAATTTTACTTGTTCAAATATTGATTCTTTTCAATTTGCAGGTGCAAATGATTTGTCTTATGAAATAATTAATAAACCAGATGATTCATTTTTGAAAACTTTAAACTCGGATAATTCTATTAATACTACTAATATTGCAAGTATATCAAATATTTCTTATAACGATGTACACGACGACGATGCCTGCGAAACAAAAGAAATATGGAGAAAGCTTAAAATACTAGAACACAATCTCCATATTAACAATGTTTCAGATAAAAAATCAGCATGTTTTTGGTGTTCTTATGATTTTGATAACCCGCCTATTTATATTCCAAAACATTATATTAAAGACTCTTATCAAGTTTACGGGTGTTTTTGCAGCCCAGAATGTGCTGTTGCTCATTTAATGGAGGAAAATGTTGACAGTTCAACAAAGTTTGAGAGATATTATTTAATTAACCACATTTATTCTAAGATTTATCAATATTCTAAGAATATTAAGCCCGCACCAAATCCCCATTATATGTTGGACAAGTATTATGGAAATTTGTCTATTCAAGAATATCGTTCTTTATTGAAATCTGAAAGATTATTTTTAATTGTGGATAAACCTTTAACAAGAATATTGCCAGAATTTCACGAAGATAATGACGATTTTATTATTAATAACAAGATTATTCCGTCAAACAATTTTCAATTGAAAAAGAGATTACAAAAGAAACAACAAACTAAGAATAATATATTGAACGAAAAGTTTGGTATATCTTCATCGTAATTGTTTTAATAAATGTTGCAAGTTTTTTTATTATTATAGTATATGAACTATTATAACAATAAAATAAATGATGAACAACTTTTGCATTTGGAGGAATATAATAAACCATCAGAACATTCTAAAAACAAAAAATACAAGGTTTTAATAAACATTCAACCACCATATATTGTTGATAAGGGGAATGGTAAGTACACAGGGTTAATTTAT